CTTATGCCGGGAGATTGCTGTGCGTGTTGATGAGCGACCAAACTTTCTTTCCGACAACGCACACATACTGCAGATTGATGCTGTTGATTCCGGCAGTCTGTGCCTGTGTTGTGACCGTGCCAACAATTACACCGGCAGGTGGAACGAGTGTACAGCTGTAGGACGCATTATATTGAAGCTGAAAATCAAACCATGCGCCCCGTCCATCATTTTCGATTTCCGGCAGGACAATCTCAACCGGACAGTCTATTATTTCGTTGAGCCGGTAACTGACATTCCGTGTCATGCCCTCAAAACGCACTTTTGAATGAACATAATAGGTGTTTGCCGGGACGGTTGCTCCCGTTGTCACCTCTGCCTTTACATAATAAACTCCGTTTTCAAGCCTGTAATAATTTGTTCCTGCAACAAATTTGGTGTCACTGGTCAGGGCATATGTCCAAGTCACGAAAGGGGAGACATCGTAAACGTAAAACGTTGTACGATAGTCAAGATTGCGAACAGCCAAATCAGTAGCCCGAAAAACGAAATTTTCAGAATAATCGTCCCCCCAGTTTATCGTGATTTTCTGTGCCGATGCCGCTACCTCAAACCGAATTGCGATATCGACAAAATCATTCCAGACCTCCGCAATATATCCAGCGGCTCCGGTCACTGTTGTTTCTGCCGTGACCGTTACCCCGTATTTCGCATGAATCCGGGCGAAAATATACCATCCCGGCTCCGTAATTCCATATGCGGCAAACGGGGTGATATCTTCCAGATATTCCGGGATGCCGATTGCTTCAACTGTCCGATCATCGAAAAGTTCAGCTCCTGCCAGTCCTTCAACCCGGCTCACAGCGGCATTCGCACCGTCATAAATCAGGGTTTCATGCGTCCCCTTCACGTCTTTGATTATGAGCAGGGTTCCGTCTGCCGTCCGTTCAAGACTGACAACAGGGGAGACGGCCTCAACAATCCGCATTTCTTCCGGGGAAAGGTTCAGCCCCGGCAAATCCTCAACAGTCAACCTCACGCTTTCCGGCTGTTGAACCGTCAGCTTAATCATTCATCGTCACCACTTTCATATTCGATGACCTTAGGATATAGTACACTCTCGACATCAAACTTTGCCTTATTCGTTGCGTCGGCCTGGCCGCTTTCATCGACAAACCGGATTTGCACAGTAGCAATTGATTCCCTCATCAGTAAAGTTTCCTGCTGTGTCAGCCTGATCACAACGGTGCTGTTTCCGTCCGCATAACTGACGGCTACATCCTCCCCGGTTTTAGTCAGTGAGTAATTGCCGCATCGGATTGTTACAAATACCGTTTTATCCGTCAGGTCTGCGCCTTCAACTTGCATTGTCAGTGCCGGAGTTGTTCCCTGATACACCTTTTTCACCCCCAATTGACTTAAAACGTACCTCCAAAGTTAAGTACCCATCGTTACCCATTGACAACCCCTGATATTATAACATCAGGAGGTGTTGCCCAATGGGTATCAAGGGTGGTCGCAATCTCCGTGGCATTGAGGGTGATCCAGCCGAAGAGGGACTGTATCAGAAAGTCAATGTCACATTCCCGCCATCTCTCCTCAAGCGTCTGGACAAGTACATGAAAGCGGAAGAGCGTCCGCGCTCATGGATCATCCAGAAAGCTGTGGATGAATGGCTGAAGGAACGGGGCTATTAACGGTAGCCCCGTTTTTTGTGGGTATCAATAACCACTGGTGGTTATTTAAAACGTACTTTTATTCTGCAGTAATGTCAAACACATTTGGAGCATAAAGCAAGGTAGTACCGTCTGCAATGCTTTGCCGATAGCGAGAATTGATATAATTAATTTTCCATTGTGCCGCTGTCAATCCGCCTGATTGTGTAGAAATCAATACAAGCCCGGTTTTAGAATTAACGATGTAAACCGGAATCGGGACAGTTGTCCCAGTGTACTGCGAAAGATTGATACCGTACCAACCGCAATCAAATATGCAGTTTTCAACATTAAGCGAACCTATACACCATGTGCGAGTATGGATATAAATACCGCCTTTTATATCATTATAAAATTTGCAGTTTCTAAAAGCAAAATTTTGGCCTAAACTGCCTCCGATACCAACACAATCCGCATTAAGTCCAGACAATTCCCTTGTATAGTGAAATTCGCAATCCTCAAACGTAACGTTTGCATAAAATGCGGTTCTCTCAGTCGAGGCCTCATAATGGCAACAATATCGAGTGTTTTTACAATCAAAAATTACCCCTGATATTTTTGCATTTCCAAGAATGTCGATAATTGATGTAGCATTTGCCGCCGCAAGATGAGCCTCTGCAACACTCTGTGGGATATGCAGTTTTAATGTTGAACCAGCTCCGATAATTTCAATATCGCCGTCAATAAAATGCCGTGCAGTCTCATCTGCGAGGATCAAGTTTTCGTATAGCCCTGTATAAAGGTCATACTCCATTTCTCGGAGCTGAATAGTCCCCGTTGTAAGCGTTTGCAACAGGCTAAAAAGAGCTGATGCACTCGTTGCCATGTATACAGGCCGATTTATAATATGCCAAGGATACGTTAAATCAGCACCATGCCTAAGATGTCGGGTTGCTAACAGCCCATTTTCATCCATTGCAATCTGCATTACTTCTGTAAATACGTTTGACGGAGAAACAGAAAGCACAATACCATTGAACACAGAAACAGGCGAATGCGCAACAAGATCAGGTGTATTGAAATTGGTGTAACGGATAATCGAATTGGACGGGCTTTCGGCAAGGCCAATATTATTCAAATCATTATACGCTTCATACGCCGCCCCCGTTGCAATCCTTTCCGGTGTTAAGCCTGTTATAAGGCCTTCCACAAAACCTTTTTCCGAAAGGAAACTGTTAAACTGCGTAAGATCAATAACACGCCGCCAATCAGAGGTTGAATTTCTAGTGAATACAACGCCCGAATTGGTGATAGCCATCTGCTGATAAATCGTTGTGGTTGCCAATTCCCCGAATGTCAGCAGATACCCGTTAAACGGCGTAACAGGAGCATGAGATACCACATCCGATGAACCGAAATCAGCATACCGATAAACACTGTTGTTGCGGAACAAACCCGTTCCGACATTGTTCATATCGGCGAAAACATCAAACCCGGCAGATGACGCAATCTTTGTCGGCGTAATACCTTGTCCGAGCGTATAAAATTCACGGGTCAACAAAGCGTCTGTCCGGTTGCGCTCCCAGATATCAACGGCAGTCAACGGAGGAATATAAGAAGTTGCGTTTGACCCTTCTTCTATCTGTGCGTAAGCATAACCGGATGCAGACCTGAACGCAATATAGCCGGATGTGGATGCGGTAAACGTTTTGTTGTTTGTTATAATTCTGCTACCCGTTGAAGATACACTGCCAATTTCTGGGATACTGCTAAAATAACCATACACCAATCCGGAAGCATCACTTGTCGTAACGGTGTATGTTTTCCCGCTCTCAATCGGAGCAAACCACATATCAAACGGTTGTGTTGTTGTAACAATGCGACCGTTCCCGTCAATAGACGAATTTGAAACTTTCCCGATTATTAGATTTCTGGTTTGCTCTGTTATTGCGCTCTTTAAATCACTGACGCTCCCGCTCAAATCGTTGGCAATGTCAACAGCAACCCAGTGCGAAGCAGTGAAGTTTTCCGCGCTCTCAATGGGAACGATACAACGGTAAGTCTGCCCTTCCTGCATGCAGTAATCACCGACAGCATATGTTCCGGTAGAACTATATCTGGGCGCGATGTCATTGCGGACCGCTGCCAGCGCGTCACCCGTTGCTTTCGCTCCAGCAGCAGCGTTATCCAGGGTCAGATTCTTGTCAATAACAACAGTAGTGCCAGTCGGAACATTTTCATTCAGCCATGAGGTAACGGCACTGGAAATCTGCTCTTCCGATGCTACGCTTCCCCATCTGGTGTTCCCGCCACCCTCGGAATAAAGGACCTGTCCGCTGGTTCCATCGCTGTTGTAAGTAGGTTTATTCAGCTTTTCACTGACAGCTGCGTCAATCTTTCTGCTGTTTTCGTTCAGATCGGTTCTGCTTACCCGTTCCGTTCCTTCCGGCATTTTCAGATTAATATTCTGTGTATACGTTGCCATGAAAGTCCCTCCATCATTCTTTGCGTTTCTTACTGCCCGTCACTTCATAAGTATCGTCTACCGTGTCATACCAATGAAGTGTTCTGTAAAAGATCGGAGTCTTGAGTGCCTTGTCCTCGACATAGACAGTTATGATGTCCCCGGCTTCCACCAGCCAGTTGCCGATACAGTCAACCGTCAGAGGAACATACCCTCCTAATTCTACCACCCGGTCATAGTAATTCTTCGGTGCGCTTGCTTCCGGGTTGGAGATTCTGTATCTGTTTGTGCTGATATAGTATCTCTCAGGATAATATGAACCGCCTACACTCAAGACATCAATGTTGTACATTTCCTGATATCCGGCAATATCATTCCACAAATGCTCGTCAGCTTCATCCCATGTCAGCTGATCGAACTCATCCCAGGTATACGCTTCATTGATATCATTGTTCCTGATCGCGAATTCCTCATTTGGTGTAATCTCATAATCAGTATGATCGGAGAACCATACAAGCTTACATTTCCCGCTGGCATCAATCTTTGCATAGCAACCCATTGCTTCTGCAAACATTTCCAGGACTTCTCTGCAACTCATGTCAGCAAGCCCTTCCGGCTCCTCTTCAACTTCATGCGCTGTGCAGATCTCATCCCCGGCAACATATTCAATCCCGACATAGTCGCACAAAGCATGATAGAGATTGATAGAAGTAATAGGATATCCCATCCTGCTCAGTCTTTGTGCGAAGTAATAGGCCGATGTCTCAAACATCTGCATCCTGTCATAGGCATTGAAATCAACAACCCTCTCATTGCTGACATGCTGCGGTGTTTCACCCTCAAAATACCCGAATGTCACCCAGTTTGTAGTACCGTTGATCTCAACTCCAAATTCAAGTTTGAATTCATCATACCATCTGAGCTTCTTCGTCTTGTCCGAAACAATGATCCGCGCTGAGAATTCCTTCATCACGGACTTCCCGAATCTGAGATCCGTATCGGTGTTCAGAGCATCCGTAATATAGATCCCGGACTGCTCGATGTCACTGTCATCAAGTACGATATTCTGACCGGCGAAGGTCATTCTGGCATGGGTCGGGTTCCCGCTCTTGATTGCGTTCCAATATTCAGTTGCCGTCACTCCAGTTGGCGTAAGCACTGTCAATCCATCCCCCAATCAGTATTCGATGAACGCGACCCTTGTCTCTTTGTAGTAGATGACATTGCCGTTGATATGGTCGATTTCAAACTTGATGTCAGGCATGTAGAACGTTCCTGTTTTGTAGCTGTCCGTCTCCATGTCATAGTACTGCAAGTCGATCTTCCGCTGTGATGTATCCGTCCAGGCGTTCCGGAACAGAGTCATCATCTCATTCAGATCCACATTCGTAATATTCGGCGTATTGAATTCAATCTTGCTTGCGGTATGCTCAACAGTAATCCGGTGGAGCAGACCGGTCACGGCCCGTTTCGCTTCTGTCTCCATCCGCTGGTTCGGGGTGATGTTGTACCCGTCAAGCTTGATGAATTTCATAGGCAGAATCGTGCCGTTCTCCCCGCCGACCTTAATCAGATATCCGCTGAATGCCATCTTAACCACCTACCCTACTGTACATATCCAGGCTCTGCTTGACAGTCCGTCCTAGGCTTGCAGATGCTCCGATTCTCACGGTATTTTCCTTCGTCAGAAGTTCTCTCAGCAGACTGTTCTGTTCTCTCAGCAGCTGGTTCTGCTCTGCGTTCGCCCGTTCCACACCACCGGCGATACCCTCAATGATCTGTCCCTGGTTCGCGACAGAGGTCTTGCCGTTGATGGATCCAATCAGTTCAGCTCCGGCTTCATTGGCGATGAACACATCACCACGAGGGATGTCATATGCACCGGAAGCTTTCATCAGATTCATTCTGCTGTTCTGGCTTGCATTTCTTGTTCCCGTCACACCAAATCCGGAACTTCCCCTGATTTCTACACCGTCTACACCAACAGCAGAAACTGTAACTGTAGCATCAATTCCAACATTTACATTAAGCCCTTGTGCATCCAGTTCGCTCTGGAGAGAATCCATCAATTTTTTCGCTGCTGCCCGTTCGCCGCCGTCACCGGAATTCAGTCCGTTTTCAATTTCCTTGATCACATCAATTCCGGCTCCCTTTGCTGCGTTCAATACTTCAGCACCGCCAAAGGCTTCCGTCATGGAACTCAGGAAATTTAATTTTTGCGTATTGGAGAAAGTATCCCATCCAGAGATAGGCAGAATTTCACTTGCCGTTACACCAAATGTCCGATTCAGCATAATCATTGCATTTGTTTCGCCAAGGCTTCCTTGCAATGTATTGAAATACTGTGTTTTCAGATCATTTGTCAGCATATCCCATCCTGTAACACCAAGGATATTCTGAATATCAACAAGCAACTTCTGGTCAATTCCTGTTGCTTCTGACAATGCAGACTGTAATTTTGTCTGCATAATTCTGCCTACATCATCCCAGTTATTTGTTTTTGCAGCACTCTCAAGATTTTCTTTAAATGTTCTGCTGAATATTTCATTCTTAAACAAGTTTGAAGCAAGTTCTTCACTAAGAACAGTTCCAAGGCCGCTTTGAATGTCTTCAGCGAACATTTTTGTACCTTCAGAAGTCCAGACTTTCATCTTGTCAGCAACATCTTTAGCAACATCGAATTGATCCATGTTGGCTTTTGCTCTGTCAAGTTCTTCCTGACTAAATTGCCCGGATTCAACCATTCCATAATACAATGAACTCAAAGCTGTTTTAGTTTCAATTGCATTTGCTTCGGCAACTTTTTCCAATTCATTATATTGTTCTCTGTATGCTTTCAAGTAATTTGTGAATGTGCTTCTGTCATATTCTCCATTTTGTAATCCTTTTCGGAAATCAGATCCAGCCAGGGAAAGATTTCCGACAAACTTTCCGCTCTGCTCACCTGTTAGAATTGCAGTAGTAACTCTGTTAAGTTTGTCTTGCAATTCAGACAACATATTTTGTTCATCTACACCTGAGATCACACCGTCACTAAGGATTTTGCCAATCTGTTCTCCCAGCCCAGCAACATATGCATCAAGAACACCCCATTGTTCATCAGAAAACTTAATGACTTCCTCAGGATTATCAAATTGCGTTGTTAATTCCAGCCCAACTTGAATTTGTTCTTTACGAAGCGCAATCAAATTTCTGGCAGCGTCCACAACTGAATTAACAGAATCCAGTAACGCCTTGATATTTTTCATGCTATCCATTTTGGAAATGACAAGCTGATAGTTAATATTCATGCTGTTAAGAGCGTCAGAAACAGCTTTTTCAGCTTCACGAATATTATCAATTCTTACATTATATATGCTCAATTCAACATCGGAAATGGCAAAATACTTTCGTACATTTTTTTTGATTTCTGCCATTTCCTGGTGAATATCTCCATACAATGAATCCATTGACCCAATATAGATTCCAGCAACAGTAACCAGTAATCCAAGGGTAAGGCCAATCACACCACCAAGTCCAGCCCCAACAACCGTTCCTGCTCCAAGCCACGCACCACCAACAGCAGTAGCCACAATTCCACCAATGGTTTCTAATAGATTAGTAGCATTTACACCGTTCTTTCCCATATCATACCCGCCGGAGAAAGCCAGAGCCAGCCCGATGGAAATCGTAATCCCAGCCCCGCCCAGACCGGCAAGTGCAGCAGCCATCCCGGCAATAGCGGCGTTCACAATCGGGATATGATCTTCCAGCCATGTGACCAGATCCTTGATCCGACTGTCGAATTCTGTCATTTCCTCAAACATATTGAGGTAGTCCAGGGCAGCACCGCCACCACCGCCACCGCCTCCCTCAGAAGCGATCACATTCAGTTCATCAAAATCTGCAAGAAGTTCTTTGATGCCACCACCACCGCCACCGCCGACAGCTTCATTGAATCCTTCAGCAGCAGTTGTAGCCTTTGTCCATGTACTGGAACCGCTCAACAGCGCAAACAGCTGACTCAGAGCATTCAAAGCAGTCAGAGCAGCACTTGCCAGAGCGTTCAGAATCGGAATCACAGCAGCCAGGGCAGTCCCAAGCGCAGCACCAAGCTGATTCTTCGCCGTCCCGGCATTCATGGACATGGTATCCAGCACAGAAGCATATTTACTTCCGATCTGCTTGGAATAATTGTAGAAGTTGTCCAGTCCTTCTTTAGCTCCGCTGATCACTGCGCGAAGGGCATTCCGGATCAGCATGGTCTTCATGATCCGACCAACCTGACTTGCGAATTTTCCCAAAGCCCCACCGGCTTTGTTTAGAGGTGGAATAGCGTCCTTAACACTGGCAACGGCATTTTTAAATTTTGTGAACTTCGATTCCGTGCTTTCTCCCCCGGCACTCTCTCCATCCACGGCTTCATTGACGGCATTGCTGAACTGCTGTGCCGGTTTCGTTGACTCCTCAAAGGCCTTTCCTGCGTCAGCGACTTCCTTCTTAATATTCTTCATAAACTGAAGCTTTTCGCCGGAAGTCATGCTTTTCTTTATTTTGGCAGGAACCTGTTCCCATGCTTCACCGAATCGGTCAACTTCTGCGGTATTTCTCGCCAAGTCCCTTGCCCATTCAGCAGATCCTGTCCCCTCTCGCAGTTCTTTCTGCGCTTCGATTGCCTGTTTAACAGGATCCTGATACCACTGCGGATTCCTCTGGCGAAGAGTCTCCTCGGATTCATGCGTTCCGACATTATTGACAATATTCGGAAGCAGCCTAGGGCCATACCTCCACGATTGCCACATGCTGTCGCTGACTCCCCGGAACTCATTCATCACAGTCGCTCTAGCTTCTTTTGCGGCTTTCTGCGCTCTCGCTCCAAGTTCATTCTTGGACATCAGCCTGTCCATCCAGATTGCAGACTCTCTTCCACTTTTCGATACCCGGTTAATCCCGGTAACGGTATTGATGTGTTCCTGCAATGCAGAATTCACCTGTTTGATATTACGGACAGCGCGGTTTGCTCTGGAACTGGTTCCGGACATTTCGCCAAGCATTCCAGGCAGTTTCATCCCGCTGAAACCTTTAATCTTTCCCAGTTCCGTATTCAGTCTCTGCAAGCCCCCAACAGCCTTGCCGACTCCTTTGGAAAGCGCAGAAAGGGAGCCAATCAAGTGGCTCAACCCTTGCGCTGCAGATTCCGCATTTGCGGCTACCCTTATCTCAAGAGTTTCAAGATTTGCCATTTTGACCGGCCCCCATTTGTTTCATATTAAATTCCTGCATCCACGTTTGCAGATGAGCGATCATAGCCCGTCTCTTCTGTCGAGTCTCCTCCTCAATCTCTGCGTCAGTTTTTGCAAAAATTTCCAATGGCTTGTCGAAATACTTTTCCTTGTGTTTATCAAAGGCATTGTGCAGAACCACCCCAAAGGCTTTGCTGAGATAGATTCCCTCAAGCCACAGTTCCTCGTTTCTCTGCTTTCTCGCCAGCAGATGCTTCTGCGCGTATGCCCTCGCCATCCACGGATCCCCGAACCAGAACTGCTCATAGGACATCCCGTATAACATGTACTCCGGGCAGAGCCGTTCAAAAATCTGTGTATAGGTTACGTGTTCTGACGGTGCAGTCTCGTCCTCGATCAGAACTCCACCGTCATCTTCCCGTTTTTTCCCTTTTCCCCGCCGGACAGGGCCTCAAACGGCGCGCTGTACAGAAGACCCAGTCTCTCAGCCATGCCGTCAGGCATGCCGCCCAGATCGTCAAACAGGATCCTGTCCGTCTTCTCCCGGCTCACGTTCTTGTGGTGCATCCGGAATGCGTAGAAGAACAGTTCCGGCAGTTTCGTCATCGGGAACCGCGCCACATCGTTGATGTCGAATCCCCGGTTCTCGGCAAACCGCACAGTATCCCTGTTGAATTCCAGGGTGTAGACGGTTCCGCTCTCGTTGTCAGTCAGTTTGATCGGATTGATCTTTTCCACAGTGTTCTCAGCCATTTTTCATTTACCTCCCGTATAGGTTTGTTGATATATGTTAGACCGGGTGATCCAATGATACGGGCATCGGAAACGGGGTTGTTATTGTGATCCGCAAATTATTTTTGCAGTCCCCGCTGTCCCCGGTTCTAACCAGAATCAGGTCATCAGGTGGTGGACTTGGTGGCAAAACCGGCAATGCTGTTCGGCATGATGTGCAGCTGGGTTTCCACCACAGCGTCCACGCCTACGCCAGCCATGCCAAGTTCAACCGGCTGACCGCTGAAGTAGAAGCTGTCGAAGTTCGGGATCGCGACTTCCCACCAGGTCTGCTTACCACTCGCAAAAGCAGTAGCAGCAGCGGAACAGGCAGCAGTCCAGACAGTCTTCAGGTTCGCAGTCAGATTTGCGGTAAACGCCTTGTCACCGCCGGAGTCCTTCACACCGGGGATGTACCGCCGGTCGGTGTCACTCAGATTAGTGACATCCAGTTCGCTGGGAGTCCGCAGGAACTCAGGGACTTCCTTGATGTCCGGAATCTCGGTATAGCCGCTGGTGGGACGGGATCCGGCAGTAGCTTCCACGGCATATTTCAGCTTGATGCCAATAGAGTTAAACTCAAGAGCCATAACTTATTCCTCCTTGTTTTTGGAATCCTTCTCAGGTTCCTTCTTATCCTTCTTGGGAACAGCGGCCTTGCACCTGGGGCAGACCGTCATGGTCTTGTCCAGTTCCTGACCGCAGTAAATGCATTTCATGGGAGATTACCTCCTGTATACTTCGTAAACGGTGTCATCACCGATTTCCATCGGAGCGCGGATGATCGCTTCATATCTGGCGTACCGCCTTGTCAGCGTTCTGCTCAAATTGAAGTTTTCGCTCAGATAGATCCGTCTGAATCCGATCTCCTGCATGATGCCGTCCGCAAGCCCGATCACTTTCCGGCATTCGCTCTGTGATTTATCCTGCCTTGAACTGTACACCGTCACCTCGATGATGATCGTTGCGTAGTTCTCAGCGGAATCGGCGGTATTCATTCTCCGCAGCGGAATACTGTTTTTCTGGCGAACAGTCACGGTCGGAAAGATGGCTTCCTCTTCCACAAAGGCAGATGTCACATTCGCGGAAGGATAGCTTTCAGCAAGCCCCTTCACCATGCGGTCCATGATCATGTTTTCCACATCGATCACAGCTGGATCACCTCCTGTGCAATGTCCACCATCGTTTCCGTGATATGTTCCCTCGCCATCAGCAGACCAGGCCTGGCATCGATTCCGGTAAACCGTCTCCCGGCAAAGTGCCATGCTCCGGTTCTCGCGTACTCTCCGGATCCATCGGGAGACTCCGAATACGATCCGGGATATACAGGAAAATCAGGACTGTTCTCAAACAGTACGCCGACCACATCATCACCGGCTCCGAACTCGGCAAACCCGACAGCTTCACCGCTCGCGATAATGGATCCTTCCGTTCCGCTGGACTCAGAAGTCACATCAGCCATCCCGCCATATATGCTCTGAGCCACATCCGCTCCCTGTTCGACCAGAATATCCACAAGGTTCGCGACCCCTGATTCCAGATAATCCTGCGCGTCAATCAGCCGGTTGATCGCACTCTGAATGCTTTCGGTGTCCAGTCTGATATCCAGTATCATCCGACATCCACTTCCTTCAGATAGTAGATCAGATGATTCAGACTCTTCGCCTTACGCACAACCCGGAATCTGTACTTCGGCAGAAGATTCGTAATCTGGGCCTGATGCCATTCTTCGTCTGTCATCTCGCTCCAGATGGACTCATCCAGGGTTTCCGTCCAGATGATGCTCTGCTCCTGCATAGCGCAGTTCAGATCCTCCGTCACGGCGCGGTGGGTATATCCGGTCACCACACCGTAAGGTTCAAGTTCTGCCATACCTTGGCTTCCAAGGTTGTTCGCGCCGCTGGAGATCGCCAGGGACATCTTCACCATTACCGGTTTGCTGTACACATTCTGCTTTTCGCCGGTGTACAGTCCGTTCTCATCCGTCACCCGTTCGATTCCGTCCGGGTTTGCGAACCACATTTCCTGTTTGTTTCTGGACAGTATCCGCACATCATCCACCCACTTTCGCGAATGGAGTCAGTCTGCTCAAAATGTCCTCATCATCAACGCTCCCGTAGGTACGGTTCACTCCGTTTTCTTCATGGGCTTTCTCACCCTCGCCGCCCCTCCGGAGGAAAAGCCTTGCCGCCAGTTCGCACTGAGTTGATTCATACCGGCTCGGAATGTCGCTTTCCGACCGGTCTGAATCAAATGGATAAAGCCTTTCCAGCATCTTGGAACACGCAACAGTGAGGTAGGTCCCAATCACCTCTGCGGTAGCGTTCGGATCGTTCTCGACAAGCGTCTGAACCATCGCGGTCTTCTGTGCGCCGGTCATGGGATCCACCTCCGTTTCGTTTTACTTTGCAGTCCGTTTCCGTCCCGGTGTCCGCTTCTGCGGTTTCGTGACGGGTTCTTCCGGCTGGTCAGCCGGAGCAGGATCTTCCTTCACCTTCTCAGGCTCAGTCCCCCACTCCAGCTGTTCCAGTTCATTCAGCGTTTTGTGAAGCATCATGCCCATATCATGATCCCCCGTTATCAGGCGTGAACCGCCAGCTTGATCGCCTTGCTGGCATCATACAGATAGGTGGCATAGTGCTTGGTGATCGTATACACGTTCACCCGGCGCAGGATGTCACGGTCGGCCTCCATCAGGGAATTCCGCTTGATGATGTTTCTCAGCGCACCGGGCTTGACGATGTAGGCGTTCTCGACCAGGTCACTCGCGCCCTTCAGCCGGTTGGTAACAATCACCTGACAACCGTGAATCTCGCCGACCGCGCCGCGAATCAGAGCTCCAGCAGAGATTTCGGAAGCAGGAAGCCAGTCAGTGGTCTTCCGAATCTTCGCGTACAGCTTCGGAGAACAGAGCAGAGCTTTCACTCCGTCAATATCCTCGCCGAACAGTTCCAGAGAATCGCCCACGGTAACGGGCGTGATTGCAGAAGTGGAAGCGGCGGTATTCCAGGTCATCGCACTGCCGATGCTGGCACAGGTGGCCAGGAAGTCAATATCGATCTTGTCAGCCAGGCCAACAAGCAGCTGCTTCGCGATCTCTTCAACAGGATCGCCGTAGCCGGACAGGATCGCGCTGTCAGAGATCTCAACCGCCTTACCGGCTTCCTTGATCGTCACGGAAACGCTGGAAGAGTTCAGAGAGACAGGAACCATCGCAACAGCTTCACTCACATCGGAAGCAGCACCGATATACAGGAAGGAGGGAAGAGTCAGCGTATCGCCGGGACGGCCCTCCAGCGTGTTATCGATTTCAGCCAGAGGGGCGAACCGAATATAGTCAATAAGTTTGGAGTCAACGACATCCGCAAGTACCTGAGGATTAATCAGGTTGGCAAGCATCGTAGTAGCCATTTATATCATCCTTTCATTTTTTCTTTATTCATGAGTTCCTTGTAAAGTTCCGGCTGCTCATTGTAAATCTTCAGCCGTTCTCTATAGCCCATGTCATGGAACTCTGCCTGGGTAACGCTCTTCGGAGCGGCACCGCCCGGAAGGGTCGGATTATTCCGCAGACTCTGTTCCCGCAGAGCCTTGTCATGGGCCACAATAAACTCGCGAAGCGCACCGAAGACATCGTCCGTCTTCCCGGCGTTCATGGCTTCCGCAGTCCTCTGGGCGAGTTCTGCGTCAAACCCGATATCCGGAGCAGTCAGCTGGGCTTTGATATTCGCGACATTCCGTTCGGCCTTGAGTTTTTCAAGTTCTTCCTGCAAGGCGGCATTGCGCTCTTCCTTTTCCTTCTCAAGCCGTTCATTTTCCGGGAGCAGTTCGTTGTACTTCTTCTTCCATGCGGAAGCGTCAGCGGAAGCATTGGTGTTCGCCTGACGGAGTTTTCCATTCTCGCTTTCAAGCTGCTTGATCCGTGCTTCCAGGTCAGCGGTACTCGGAGTATTCGCTCCACCGTTATCCTTCGGTTCAGTTCCCGGATTCGTGTTCGTATTGTTCACATCAGTATTCTTCGCGGGTTCATTAGCCATCTTTCATTTCTCCTTTGCGATTATTATTCTGTCTTCTCTGACAGATCGCGAATTGTTTATACTCGCTTCTCTGCGAGTTTTATGTCAAAAGCCTTTCGGCTTCAAACATTCTGCTCTTCCCTCGATACCGGCTTCACATCGTCCACAATGTGCTTCAGCCATTGCCCGATGGTCAGCGACTCGATGAAGAAGTTGCCCTTTGCCAGGGCCAGGTCCCGGCTGGCTTTCGCCACCTTGGAGATCGACAGCGCGTCCGTGTGCATGTAGATCTCGGCGTACCGCTTCAGATAGGCCGCGAACCACCGCTCCGCTCTGTTGACTGCCGGTCTGTTTTCCAGACTCTTCCATGTCTGCTGCTGGAAATCGTAGAAGCAGTCCGTAACCGTCTTGATGATGGTCGCTTTCGCTTCTGCCGTCATCCCCCGGCGAATCATTTCCTCCGTCACAGCAATCCGCTGACGCATCAGGTGATCGTAGGTATCGAGGATGAAGTCCCGCCCCTGGCTCTTCCGCACCACGCTGTTTGGGTTCCATTTCCACAGGTAGTACTGGGTTTTGATTTCCCCGATCCGGTCTTCCGTGGTGCATTTTTGAGCGAAGGTGTTGAAGAAGCAGTCCTCATGCACCGTCAGTTTCTCATTGAACCGGATCCCGTTCTCGATCAGGTACTTCCGTCTGTGGACTTTCCCGTGGATGAACACCCAGTCCCGGTCATGCTGGACGATGACGATCTTTCCGTCACGGTCCAGCGTTTCCTCGGCGAAATGGCTCCAGATGGTGTCATACCGTCTTTCCTCCATCGCGCAGAAGATCAGGTACAGACCGTAGATGTTCATGAAGCAGTCATCGAAGTCGCAAAACATCACCCAGTCCGCATCGCTGGCATCCAGTCCAGCGTTCCGGGCTTTGGATACCCCGCCTTTCGGAATGCTCATCTGGGAAATCTCATAGGGATATCCCTGGAAGCAGTCCGCAGGAAGTTCGTTTTCCTCGCCGTCATTGACGAGGATCACCCCCACATTCCGGAAGTCCACCAGTCTCTGCTGGGCCAGCATGTCGAACTGCTGTTTCCCAACCGACCACGGTTCCTTGTAGTGGGTGATGATGATGTCAAGATTGCCCGTATTCAATCCCTCCGTCCATCATGCCCTTGCCAGAGTGATCCAGCACCGGCAGTTCACGTTATTCTCCGGTTTGCTGAAGCCCCCCGGATACATCGCTGAATCGCCGTCATAGGTGTAGAACGCATCGTCCAGTCCAACCCTCGCGCCGTCCAGGTAGTCATGCGTATCGCGCACTCTCTCGTCCTGCATAGTCCACCACTGCTTCATCAGACCGGTCTGTCCGCTCTCCTCCGCAGCGTCATAGACTCCCGTGTTGTAGTCCCGGTGCGCTTCCGTATCGATCACCTTGAGGACTCCCGCCACGGAAAGCTTCCGAAGCTGAGTCTCAATCCGATCCCGGAAGGTTTCGCCGCCAATCTCCAGATTCACGGCTTTATCATCAAGACCGTCCTTCATCGGGACGATCCCGACAATCTCTTCTGCGTCCTTCCATCCGTAGGCATATACCAGACAGAGGACGAACTCGATGTAGTCGCAGAAGTCATCAAACTGCTTTTGATTGACATCCCGCTCCTCACCTCTTCGGACGAACTGTTCTGCGTAATCTCTCAGCAGATTCAGTTCATCCCACTCAAACAGTCTGCTGTTTGCCATTTGCGGTCACCTGTGCCTGTTGCTTCTGCTCCGCAGCCGCTTTCGCTTCCCGCTTTTCCATCCATTCCATGCCAAGCTGATAGGCTTCCTCAGTGTCCGCAAACAGTCCGGAAGCTTCATAAGCGCACTTCGGATGCACCTTGTCATTCCCAAGCATGGATACAAGCGTCTGGCTCTTGCTCAAGATGTTTTCATAGTTCCGGCGGGTAAACTTGACTTCCACCTCGGAGGTGTCCACCTCGATGTCGGACAGGGTATCGCAGATGATGGATACCACCTGGAGCATTTCCTGTTCCGGCATGTGGAACATCGTCTCAAAGGCTTCCGCTCTGGTTTCAGCCCCCTGCCAGCCGTTCTTCAGTACCACGGCACCATTGTTACTGCTGTCGGAAGTCCCGGAAGCGGACTGGGAAGGAACGCCGACAATCTGAAGCACCGCCTGATACAGATCATCCTTCAGCGTCTGGTTCTGGCTCTGGTCCAGCTGCTCCGCGAGGTTTTCGATACTGGCCTTGTTATCGCCGACCGACTTCAGCAGAATCATTCCGGCTTCCCGGATGCTGTCAGCGGTCACGCCGTCCTCAAGGTTGCAGTTGGTCAGCACAAGCAGACTCTGGACAAACTGCTCCACGGCTTCCAGACGGGCAGAATCGAACTTGTTGATGGCATCGAGCATCGTCAGCACGATCTCAAAACTGCCCTCAAGCGCATTGTTCGCCCGGTATTCGATAATCGGAATGGCTCCCAGAACATTTGGCTTGCGCTCTGCCCGTCCGCTGTCCTTCTTGATGGTGTAGCAGGAATCATCCGTGAACACCGTAAAGGTGATGTTCCCGGTCTTGTCTGCCACATAGTTGACAGCGGCGATCACCCGCTTGGAATAATCGTTTGCCCGGATCACGAAAGTGTTCCTGGGATCCAGCGTGAACAGGTTGAAGGGGCTTTTGATCTTCCGGTCATTGTTCTGCACCACATAGCGGTAACCGACCCCGCAGATCATTTCCCACTCGATCAGTTCCTTGTCCTTCGTGTGCTTCCCGATGACCCGCATGGCCTTATTCAGCTTGCCCACATTCTCGGAGATCCGTTTCTCGCTGTCAGAGGATACATACTGAATCGGCTTTCCGACCATGTACCCGACTTTGAAGCTGACAATCTCGTTCGCCCGGTTCTCAACCACATGCTGAGTCAGTTCATCCCGGAGTTCCCGTTTGCGGTACAGGGCTGGCTGCTTGCCTTTGTAGTAGTTCCAGAGGTAATCAATCTCATCCCGGTTGATCAGGTGGGTCTGATATGCCTGTTCGACCTCCGCAACCACATTTTTGGGAGTGATGGCGGGTTTATCAGAGTAAATCACTCTCCGTCCGAACATCACACGGCCCAGTTCCATACTGTTTTTCTTCCCAGTATCAACTTCAGCCATGTTCCATCACTCCTTTCTGTATAAAAAAATCGCATGACTGCTTTCTGTCGCAATCATGCGTTAATCATCTTTGGGAGACGGTGGCCTATGCCGTCTCCGCTGAAGGGGAAAACTCATGTCACCCCAATGGGACATCTATATTATAACTTATTCTGTCAACAAATAGCAGTAAAAATCCGAACGTTCGGATTTATTTTGTGGGTAAATTTCGTCTTTTCACACTTTTGCATGCCTTTTTTGCGGATTTTCCACAATTTTTCACATGGAAAAGGCTCAAATGACCCTCTTCATGATCTGTATCCGGTTCCCGGCGAAGCTTTGCACATAGATCGACAGCTGTGCCATCGCGTCAGGAACGTCATCATGCTTGTTCTTGCCCATCAGGGAGTAGGAGCAGAGCATCTGGAGCATCTTCCGGTACTCGCGCCATTCCTCGCCCCGGATCACGCTGTCATCCTTGAAGATGCAGTGTTCCATCACCCAATGGCTTTCAGCGAGAATCTTGGTTTCCTTGTTCGCCTGAGTCCATTTGGTTTCAATTTTCGTCCTGGCCCCCTTTGCCTTGACGGCTTCCTGCACATCAGCAGCCAGTTTCCCTCCGGCAACGTTCGATTCAAACCGGATCATGTGCGGATTCCACCTCACGATCTTGCTGACCAGATTCGTCTCTACAATGGACGGAGCGTAATTCTCGCACAGGCAGTCCTCGATATAAAACTTGTTCCCGTACTGGAACACAATCGGCATGACGCAGTAGTCGCTGCCGGTGGTCTTCGTATCACAGACCCCGATGATCGCGTCCGGATCCCCGTCAGGCAGTTCGAAGTACCGCTGAAGCTGTTCCGGAGGGTAAAGCTGTCCTTCCCGCTCAATCGGCCTGTTCATGTAAAGAGCTTCCCAGGACGGCTGATCCATGATTTCCCGCTGTTCCCGGTAGAACTCTGTAGTGAAACCGACTCCATAGGGATAGTCAAAGTTGCTCTCATCGTCTTCATTCAGAGCAGGACAGACAATGAATTCGGCTCGTTCATTTTCTCCGTACATCTCCTCCAGCCGTCCGATGACATCATGTACAGACCATCTGGTGGCGATATGCAGTTCAGCGCAGTCACCGATCTTCCGCTGGCGGTAGTCGGTGTAGTACTGCTGCCAGATCTTTTCCAGCCGGTCACGGTTAAGGGCAGTCTCGATTCCGTCCACAAGGTCATCGCAGTAAAGCAGATTCGCAGCCCGGATCTTACCGGCGTTTCCGCTCCCGATACTGCTGAATTCAAAGGTGCTGAACCGCTTTCTGGTCCCAAGGTCGAGCATCAGATCCTTCGCGTTGCTCCCGGCGAAGCGTACATCCGGGAAGACCTGTTTCCAGAGGTATTCCGACCGCTTCCCGACAATCCGCTGAACCTCGTCATACAGTCCCCGCAGGAAAGCGTTGCTGTGGGATCCGATCACGTTTGGCAGATCCGGATGCTTACCGCCGGTCCAGGTCAGGAAGAACTCAGCCAGCGTGGTTTTACCTGTCCCGGGCGGCATGCTGATGCAGAGCAGATCGATCTTCCGCTCCTCAAGCCGTTGCAGGGCCTGGGCCAGCCGGAGCAGCTGTTTCCGTCTCGGCACATAGAACTGCTTGTCGGCGGGACGCTCCCATTCCAGAAACCGGCAGAAGCAGTCAAAATCATACGGAGCGTCAAAGAGCAGTAAGTCCCGGAACAGATCAAACATCCGGCTGCTTCCCGTATCACTCGCCGCTCTGCTCACCAGCATCCGCATATCTGAGGTATAGCTGTGCGCTCTCTGGAAGTTCTCCTCGTCAAAGGTGACGGTCGCTGGCATACCCTGTCTCGGATCAGTAACCGTCACAGAATCCAGCCGCTCCAGTTCCTTCATGAAAGCGAATGCTCCCTCAAAGGCTTGCAGATCCCCCTGTTCGCCCAGGCTCATCAGCTTCGGAATAAGCAGATAGTCATCCTTCTTTGGCATGCTCTCCCCCGTCTTCCAGATTCAGATCGCAGTAGTCCTTCTTACCGCACACGCGCTCTTCAAAGTCTTCATCCACCGGGGCAATAATGTCCTGGAAGGAAGGGCAGACCATATCCCGCCATACCCGCTTTTCGAAGTAATCACTGCTTTCACAGCAGCACACATGCGTCCGTTCATCGCTGAAGTACCAGCACTCTTTGCATGTTCCATCAGGCAGTCCATCCATCAATGTTTCCCTCCTCCGTACTCTGGTTCCGTTTGCCTATACTCCCATTTTACCACCCGCCGAAAGCAGTAAGAAAAAAGCGGATCCACCGCAGTCTCCTGCCCTCTCGCACGGTCCGAAGGGAAGCAGAAACAAAAAGAAAGACGGCACACCGGCAATCCACCGCATGTACCGTCTCCCGCAGAAAGGAAGCAGAACAATGAAAAAGCAGCAACCCCCAAGGAAACCAGGACCAACCAGCAAGCAACACCCACACCCACTGCTATTATACCACACTCCCCCATATTTCAAAGCTTTGGACAGAACTCGGCACAAACCCCTGAGATGAAGCAGTAAGAAGCAAGTCCCACCCCTCTACTACCCTTCACCCACCCTTATCCATCTGCTATCAGTCAGAAAACAGTAAAAAGCAGTACCTTGAAAATAGGGGCTTTTTTGATTTTTGTCGGTGGTAGGAGGGGTAACCCGGCCCCTGGCGCGATGCTGTTTTTCCCCATCGGTCACATTCAGTCACACAGAAAAGGGGCCGCAGCTTCCTACCATGTAATAAAACAGGCTGAAAAGTATTGACATTATCTTATTTGGTATTATATAGTCTACCAAACAATACATATTTTATCATTTTAACTATTCGCTAAACTATTGATTAACGAATAGTTGGGAGTATATGCTATACACAGTTATACATGCTATACCAAATTATACATGCATGCCAGGCCTATAACCTACTAATCCGGTATGTAAATAGCATACTATCAATTGTCAACCTTTTTCGAGTGAGTAGGTTGACAATCGTGTTAGTCCTATCCTGCCATTTACCCTTGTCTGTTAACCATGCATCATTATCATATTATAGCCTACTGTATAGGCTATAAGCTGCTTACAATGATATCTGTATAAACTATTGACAATGGCATTATAATATTTTAATTATTAATATAATATAAGCTTATAAGGGAATACAGATAGAATATAATAAGATTCTTCGGTTTATATGGTTCCGAAGAGTATAAAAGGATAATAAAAAACCCTGCTATTTTAGCAGGGAATGCAATTATCATATGATCAAAAAGGCAATTCAATATTCGTATAATATACGTTACCATTTTCGTCAACTACTTGTGATCCGTCAATCTGTTTTGAAAGATATACAGCTGCATCATACATTGCGAATACTTCAATAATTTCTTCGGTAAAATAGTCTTTAACGTAATACATCATTATTATTTTTTCCCCCCCCCCTTCTGATTAGTGATTGTCAACCCAACTACTTTCACCAACTACGCAGCCCCTTTTACACTTCAAACAGATATCACAGTTACCCGGGCAGTGATGGCCTACCTTGTCCGACTCTTCAAAAGCACACCGGAAAACAGGGAACCCATGCGGATTGTCCATCGGCAAACCCTTCCATTCCGAAAACATAATATGCAAGTTGGAAGGGATCGCGGCGGCGATGCTTTCGCCATGGGAATCGACATATTGATTGACTACCCAATACATTTTAGTATAAGTCCAAATTGTCCAATCAGGAAACCTCTTTGCCGTCTCAATAATACGAACAAGATGGTCATTGTCTACAATCTCGCCGGAAACATGGAACCGTAGCGCCTTGCGCGCCTTGCGTCCTCTCATACGCTTGTGCAAGCGTCCGAAGAATTCGCCGCGATCTTTCATGAAAAGAGCCGTGTTCCGCGCTCTTGCGTCAAGGCAAGACGGATAGGCCATAACAGCCTTTATGTCATAACAATACTTCATACATTCCCTGCAGTTATGACAAGTTATGATCGGCGCAAGGGATACGTTCAATGTTTTACCGATCTTTTTATTTCCATCGGATATACACATTTTAATTTCTTCGGTGCGCATGGTCTCATAAAACGCAATCTTTTCTTGTAGCTTTTCGACTGCTTTGGTGATTGTCTCTTTGGAATACATTTTCTAAACCCCCTCAAAAGTTAGTGTACTGGTTTTCCAGTCAATTTATTCTATCATATACTAGTAAACTAGTCAACAGTTTTTCATGTTTTTTTCCCTTGTTATATAAAACTTTTTTGCGCGGTCTGTTTTGCCGAAGATATGCAAGGCCAAACAAAAAAAACGCAGCCTTTTTTGTGCTGCGTATACAATGGCAACCAAATTATTGTTATTCGTCAATCAATTTTCCATACTTTTGTTTATAGTCATCAGTTGTCATTGTTTCCGATAAGTCGATCTCATTCTGTGTTTGCTGTTGCTCTGTATCATTCCGCAGCCCGTCAAAATTCCGTTGCCAGAAAATGCCTATCACAGGGTTTATCTTTTGATCAGCAATCATATTCTCCCTGAATAATGCGCACGTACTTTTGACGAATTTAGCCAGGTCTTTATACTCTTGCCTGGTTCCGCGCTCCCATCCTATAACAGTCACATGGTCAACGCCCATTGCGGCATAAGCTGCCATATTCCCAACTTTAAATCCATCTTGCTGGCACAATCGAAGATAGTTCAAAAAACAGGACCGCAGCGAAACAGGATCTTTCCGGTCTGCGTGCGATGCTATTTCCTGGATTGCTATCACATGATCGATCTGGCGCGCATTATATGCTATGTCTTCGCCCTCATATGGAGCGCGACTTTTAATCATATCTTGTCCAGCGTTTTTCCGTTGTGCGAGTGCTTTTTCACTCATTGTATACCCGCTCTTGGATCCCTTCGGCCTTCCGGTCTTGCGTTTTTCGGTACCCGTACCCGTACCCATTTCCGCACCTCTTTTCCTCATCCGTACCCGTACCTCTTCCGTACCTTATCCGTACCTTATCCGTACCTCATCCGTACCCGTACCCATTAAATTATAGCATCCGCATCCAATCCGTACCCGTACCGAAAAAAATTTTAAAATATCATCAAAAAACTGTTGACATGTTAGCTAGTAATTGATACAATACATCATGAAGGGAGGTGTTAAGTGATGACAGATAATAAAAAGGCTTACGATGCAAAGTATCTCAAGGAAAATCTTCGACAAGTAGCCTTGAAAATCAGCAGAATCCATGAACAAGATATGATTGACTGGTTGGAATCCAAGCAGAACATTAACAAATATGTCAAAGCCCTCATCCGTGAGGACATGGAGAAACACCAGACCCGCACCTAATCCGCACCCGCACCCGTACCTAACCTAGAGAAAGAGAGGATAAGCAGATGAACCTGAAGCTGTCAGAACTCGCCAATAAGGTATACCTCAACACCGACCCAATGAACATCGAAGAAGTCGAAACCGAAGACGGATACCGTTATAACATCACCGGATGCATGGAAGTCTCAGGGCTGACAGAGTCTGAAGTCAACGAGGCCATCGAGGACTGGATTGAAGAAATCGATGAGCAGACCATCAAGGATATCGCTTATAGCTGGATCTGCAATGCCGATACCGCACCCGGAAAAATCGATCTCGAAACCGCCAAGCAGTATATAGATTGGATGGATGATAAGCCCCTGACAATCACCCCCGAAAAGTTTATGAATGCATGGAATAACATCGTTTGACAAAAGGAAGGAGCAGGGAACAGAGCAATGAGTTTTGAAGATATCTACCGTAGCTACCGCCATTTGACAAATGATGAACTGAAGCAGGAAATTCATGACCGTACCGCTCGCCGTTATGATGTGCGCATGGTTGGTGCAGATGGTTGCATGATTGACTCATACGTGATCAAAGTATGCGAAACAATTCTCACCGAAAGGGGGATCCAGTAATGGCTATTACGCAGTTTGTCGCAGATATCATTTTCTGCGACCGTGGCTCCGGCGATGGCTTGACCAAGATTTCTCTGTCTGAAGCAGCGACCAATCTTCGTGAGTGGATAGCTTCCGGAGTGGATGTACCCGATGGAATGACCGCCGAAGACCTTATGATGGCCTGGAACAGTATGATTTGAAAGGAGCAGCACCTGATGCGTATCAAATCCTTGGGTAAACTCACGCCCGATTCCGGAACCTGGAAATGGAGAACAGTCGAAGGCGACTCCGGAATGTATTACACCTTTGCCGATGGAACCGGGATCCATTTTTACAGCGATGCTGAAACGCACTTCAAAGTCGCTACATGCGAGAAGTTCAAAGTGTGCAAAACCGTTTCCGGAACCAGAAAAAAACTGAATCGCATGTTCGCCAGCAAGGAAGCCGATCCTTCGCCGGAAAATCCGTGGAGATTCTGACTTGTTATATCGCCTAACGCCACAGAATATCGCTCAATTTAACAAAAAGGCCCCCAGGAAGCTTTCCAGACATCTGGATGAGAATTCCTAGGGGTAATTGTTTATCGGCCTAAAAAGGCCCGTTAAATCGATTTAAATGCATGAACGTTTTTCTGTTGACATTTAAATCAGACCGCGCTGTCTGGCGATAGCAGTAGAAACCTTGACGAGTAGAGTCCAGACCATCCGCTCATCTTCTTCGGTGCGCTTGCAATACTCGTTAACAGCGGCAACCAGATTCCAGTTGGTCTTGTAAACGGTTTCAATCCGTTTCCGGTCCTCATCGCTCAACTGATGCAGTACGGCCTGGACAGAAACCCAATTGTCCACATCAGCCCGTTTCCGTACCGAATCCAGCCGAAGCTGTTCCGGGCAAGTCAGGAAAAACCTGATCATGTGGTTCACGTATTCCGTGTAGTAGTACCTTGTTTTCATCTTCGGCTTATCCGTCATTTCCGTACCTCCTGTACCCGATCTAGGGCATTGCGATCAACATTGAAATACAATCCGGTTTGCTCATACACCCGCTGGATCTCATCCTCTGCGTCAAACATCACTGCGAACTTGTGATCTGTTTCCTTGACGAACGTGATGATGTCTTCGTTGCTGTTACCGGCTTCCAGCAGTACCTGGGCAATTGCAGCGTACATCTTCCGCAGGAACTTCTCCGAAGCGTACATGTACCCGTCTCTGTACCCTTCCTCACGCACCTGATCCAGGTATTCCGTGGTGATCCCGTTTTTCTGAAGGGCCAGCACCTGATCTGCTTTGTCCATCCGCATCCAGTCCCGCATCTGCTCCCGTTCCTGCCGTCTGCGCTGTGCACGATTCGCACCCATATCTAGTTTACACCTCCATCAAAACGGCACATCAATTTCATCTACCGGCACAGGTTCATTCTCCCATCCGTAGTGTTTTTCCAGGCTCCGCACCCCGAATACGCGCTTTGTCTTCGGAGAATAGTTGAGAGGGATCCCATGCTGCTTTCCTAGTCTCAGCGTACCCACCAAGCGGCTTTTGCCGACCTGAAGCAGAGAGTCATAGTCATCACCTTCACCCGCTCTGGAGTAGTTCAGCACGATGTCCACCCGGTCTGTGATATTACTGGATCCGCTGACAACATCATTGTCGAAGTCAGCGCCTTTTTCATCCTTACCAGCTTTCCTGGGATGAGCAATCAGCATAATAGCCACATCGTACCGCATTGCAATGTCCTTCAGCTGCCGGACAAAATTGCTCTGAGCTAGATACAGGTTGTTCTGATCCTGCACAATGTCCATGGCAGTCATCAGGTTGTCGATCAGGAAGAACCGCACATCCTTGTTCTGTGCCACCTTCTGAATCGTTTCCAGCAGTCCTTCCGTCTCCTCGCCATTGATGGCAGTGTTGTCATAGATAAACGCCTTGCCCCTGTACCATTCGCTGATGCGCTTATCCGTCTCATCGTCAAGGAACCATTCTGTATCACCGAACTCGTTTTCACGGGCTGACATGTGGTTGCTCCCGGCAAGCTGGCTATTAAGCCATGCCTTGAAGTGAAAGTCTGGCAGTTCCCCGGAATACGCGAACGCACCCACGCCCTGATTAATTGCTTCGGCAAAGATATTGCTCCCCAGCGTACTTTTACCCTCTCCGCGCTTACCAGTGAGCAGACAAACCTGTCCGAAACAGATACCGCCCTTCAGCGTCTTGTCCAGTTCGTGGATACCAGTCCTCACCTTCGGGAGCTTGCTGATATCGACATATTGCACATCTGCAAGCTCTTTGACATTGTCAATATCCTGCACCTTGGCGTTTCTGACAGCAGTCCTCACCGCTTCCGGGCCGAACGCCCTCAGGATATCGTTCGCGTCCTTTTCCCCCAGATAGTCTTCTTGCTGAACTGCCAGAATCTTGCAAGGAACCCGTTTTCGGATTGTATCCAACAGGCTCATTCGTCCCCGCTCCAGATCGCCGAACACAATCACCTGATGGAACTTTTTTATCCAGTCAATGCAATTCGGGATCCATGTGAATGCGTTCATGCCGTTCGGAACAGAGCAAAATGCATTTGGTGCACTTTCTTCGTCTTTGAACGCTTCCGCGACAGACAGTGAGTCTAGCTGCCCTTCCGTGATAACCAGCGTATCGTACCCTGTGCAGACCTTCATGCCGAACAGAACGAGCTTTCCACCCGGTTCGCACCATTCCTTATTCCGATGGAATCCTTTCCGGTAGTTCATCTGGCGATATTTAACCCCGACCAGCTTCCCGTATTCGTCAAACAGTGGGAACCAGAGCACATCCGGCTTATCCTTTGCGCAAGTAAGCTCATACTTCTCAGCAATCTCTCTGCTGATTGACCTACTTTCCAAGTAGGCGATAGCAGATTCATGCGGAATGATCCTCCGTTCCGGTGTGGGCTGCGGGAACTCTGTATACTGCTTTTCAGCAGCCAGTCCGATTTTGTATCCCAAGTCCCGGCAAAGCTCAACGAAATGCCCATGGTATCCGCAGCTCCCCCGCAGACATCCAAATGCACCCGTTTTCCAGTTGACGCTGAATTTCCATTCGTCATCCTTCGGGCAGGAGGATCCGCACTTGGGGCAGTAACGGAAGAACATATCCTTCCCCTTCAGCTTCGTCTCTGCTCCGATGTAGGCAACCAGCCCATACAGGTCATCTATGTTCATGACGTATTTCATCACTGGTTCCTCCAATCGTAGTAAGCAGTGTAGGTACTGAACTGTTTCCGGTACTCCATCGGGATGTCATCCACCGTTCCCTCAGACCGTCCTGGCATCCGGTCGGATTTCGACCCCGAAGGGGGCTGGGAGCGAAGCGACCTATTTTCTTTCTTTCTTTCTCTTGTATTACTTGTATTTACTTGTTGCGATTTGCTTGTTGTCTGCTTGCGATTTGCTTGCGATTTGCTTGCGTCTCTGCTTGCGACATCCTGATACAAATCGTAATTAACGATAGTAATTACTTGGTATTTGGGATACTGTTTGCTTGTGATCTCGCCTGTGGTGCGGAGATGGTCTAGGGCCGTTCTTACCATGCTAAAACTCAAAGATGTTTTTTCAGCCAATGATCCGATGCTTGTTACAAGCTGTCCACGTTTGATCTTCATCCCTTGAAAATCAATGTCTTTATAATTTGCTTTCAGTAACAGATAGACAAAAATGTATGCAGTGTTGGGAGTCGAAATCCATCGCCATCTCAACATATTTCTGTCGAGCTTAACATATCCTTCATGGTCTGCCATCATCTCACTCCGTTCTTACGACAAAAGCCAGAATTTAGTCCAGAAGGGCAGATCACTCTGCCCTACCAGATTTGCAAATATGAGTCCCAGGATAAACAGAATCGCCACCACAATCAGTTCCGCAATCGTTTCATCTTTCATTGTCTACTTTCCCCCGCCATAAAGTATAGATCTTTTCCTGCTCCATCCATGCTCCGCAATGCGGACAGTACCGGGATATCTTCCGTTTCGGACGATGTGTGAACTCAAACACCTTTGTACTGCACACAGAGCAGTAAACCCCGGCATTGCTGCAATTCTCCAGAATGATCCAATGTCCATCTTTGCGCTGCGACTCTTGCAATGCATCAAGGATACTTTCTGCCATTGCAGTATTGATGCACAACATTGACTGATCTTTGGAGTGAACGCAATTAAGCGCACCAGATAGGGCTTTGATGATATCATTTACTTCCATTGCTGCCATTCCTTTCAATCCTCGCTTCCAGTTCTTTCAGCCGCTCCGCTTCAAGTTCTTTCAGCCACTTCAGCAACGCCAACCATCCTGGCCTGTCAATTCTTGTATCTCCAAGGCCATCAATTTCCAGCACCTTGCCATTCGGCATTTCGTGTTTCGTGATCTTATCTGCTTCTTCTATGTCCCTAATCATAACCACAATAGTATTAGCATCGAGATCTTCTTTGTGCCGCCGGATATAATCCTGCACTATTCCCGGCATGTATGTTTGCCGTCCCAGGGCATATCGCATAGCACAAACCATAATTGTTGCATGATCAGGGTCTGTCTGCTGTTTCCTTTTCATTTCCAGAATCCTCCGGCCCCCAAAATTATTGCTTCTAAAGCAATTCCAACTATGGTCAGTATAAAATTATAATCTTGATTTTTGGGTTCTCCGTGTTTAACCAACGCTATTCCTGCGTTAACCCCCATAACAATAATCATTACGATTTGAGGCCATTTCATGTATCGCATCCCTCCTGTTCCGCTCCTTATGTGAACTACCGAGATTTATTCGGTAGTTCGTTTTCCGTCAGCACAGAACCAATATCCATGGTTGTCAATTAAGGAAACCGGAAAATCTTGTTCTTTTGCAACGAATGCAACTATGCACTTTTTTGCGTTTCCACGATGAACGCAATCCTTGCACCGAACAATCTTTTCCTTTGGGATAATCTTTCCAGATCTTGTTAACTCATAAATCTGCTCCACGCTTCGCATATCTCCTACTCTCGCTCTCCATCGGCACAGAACCAGTCTGGCTTTACTGGAAACCAACCCTGTTTAATCATACAGTTATGGTCATGATTTTTGCTCCAATACATGCAATCCTTGCACCTGACAATCTCTGGTTGCTCTTTCAGTATGGCAATAATGTCTTCTGCTTCATCTGCCGTCATGCAAATGCCAAGCATCTTTCTAGGTGGTTCCCTCCGGATGCTTTTGACTTCTCTTTCAAGGCCGCTGATAATTTCATCTCTTGTCATTTCACTTCACCGCCTGTCATTCAGTATCTTGTAAAGGAATCGACACATTTCGTGCAGGTCATCCTTCCGAACTCCGTTTAATGTCACAAAATGGCAGATCTGTCCGATCA